GTCCGATTGAAGCGTGCACAATGAGAGGCAGTATGGACAAGGGACCGTCAACAGAAGCAGGACAGGGACTGAGAGCAGCATCCGCAGTTCTTGAGGAAATCATAAGGGGTTACAATCTGGATCCTAAGTCTGTTAACAAATCTGTTCTCGGAGCTGCAAACTTGTTCGATAGGATGTCAGAAGACAGCAAGAATTTCTCATTGTTCTCCTTCGTATTGATGCAGTTCTGTTTGATTACTGATGCTTATAGGTATAGGATAACAGATAAAGATCAGAAAGGCCACAGGGAAATCAGTGTCCTGAACATAGTTTTTCGCATGGGGGCACTGTTTGTTGAAACCATTAGCAGAGAGCTGTCATCAGAGGTTGGAGACACCGAAGTTGTACACAAACCCAACAAGGACAAGATTGTTGAGGACGCAATCAAAGAGGCATTCAAAGAGGCTGCTGCATCACCTGGGGCTAGGTGCTTCGATAACAACGACCAAAAGAGATGGGGACCCAATCACAATATGAATTTCTTTTCCTTTATGATGACGCCCATGTTAAGGTCTGAGCCTGGCTTAATGAGAATGGTAGTGAAAGTCTTCGACAAAACATTTGACAAACGCGCAAAGTTTCCTGAACCCCTGATCAAACTGATAATGAACAAGAAAGTCAGAAACACAAGATCAGAGCCATTGCAAAAGTTCATCGATATGTGTGCACCAAAGATGGACAACAAGGTATTTGAGACAGTATTACCAATGGGAATGTGTCAGGGAATCTATCATGATACATCATCTGTTGCGCATGCCTTTAAGGCTAAGTCTGCCATTCACCTGGCCACTCTCGTAGTGCCTTCAGTAGGGATTCACTATTTCACGACATCAGATGACTCAGAAGGCATCGTCAAGATGGCAGCACATACAGATGTGATTGAGACAGTGAAAGTGGTTCATGTAACAGGGCTCAGAGTAGGAAACTTGTTCAACATAGTGAGGAGTAACCCAAAGTCAGCATTCAACTTCATCATCGCAGAATTGAACTCGATATTCTACAAGAAAGGGAAGATGGCAACACCAAGCCTTAAGCAAAGGATATCCAAAGTGGATGTGGGAAATGGAGTGAATCACGTCGAGGATTACTTATCCATAATGGCATCATCAGCAAACTACTTGGCATCAGGCGGGTCCTACATGGGAGCGTACATTATTACAATTCTCAATTTTGTGTTGCATACTGAACAGTGGCTGAGATGGGATTTCGCAAAGTCAGATCATTACTACAAGCCAGTTGAAATGGGAGGGTTTCCAGTGATTGAACCTATAAGCACTATCCTATCTGGTGGAATTTCCAATCTGTACATGAGATCAGCTCACATTTTGTCTCCAGAAAACTATGCAAGAGTCATAACCGGAACATTGTTGTGTCCGCCAGAGAGAATTGCTCTGTCTGAGTTTGCGAGATCCGGGTCAGAAAGTGTGAAAGCTTCTTATGCCACTGACGATCTCACTGTGTTTAAGGGAACTGGTCCATTTGGCTTATTCCAAACAGTTAGGACAGACAGAAAGTTATCTGTTTTCGAACGCAGACACGGAATCTCGAAGTGGGTCATTCCAGAATCCTTTGTGAACATCGACAGGAGATCAGCTGACGCTCAAGATTTTTTATTCACAATTTTCAGAAACACTAGTGTGAACACGTTGGAGACAAACCTCGGGGTAAACAGCTTCTTCGTCAGATTAGCAGAGCCATGGGTGTCTTACGACAGAAACTGTTTCATTGTATCCAAGAATTCGCCTATGGCGCCCACATTCGGAGGCAGTGGCAACAAGATATCACACAGGTTTATGAAAGAGAGACTGTTTTCCTATGACCTTGCATCTGCTTCAGCTGAATTGGAAATTGCTTACAGACGCTGCATCAGACACCCAGAGTTTGAAATCATGGAAACACAACTCACTGTCAGACTGTCAGATGCTCTCTCGTTGCTTAAGTTTCTGAGAAGTCAAGAGGCAGAGAGCTTCAAATCGTCTGTGACATCCCCTTCGATTCAGACAGTGACATTGAGAGGCCAAAGTGCTAGCGACTCTGATGCGTACTTCTTATCAATTCTGAAGGCGATGTCAGGCAAGGGATCAAAAATGTTGATCAATGAGTTTCGAAGATCCAACAAAGCTTATGATTCAATAGACGTTCCTGAACCCAGAAAACCAGTGAGCATCCTTGACACAATCGTATTTGCCGACAACGCTGTTTCCCTTTATGAGAAG